AATACATTCTGTAAAGGTAATTAAAATGAACGCATTTGTAAACGCAATCGCAAATCAAGAAGCCCGTACTGCTAATGGCATGAAGGCTCGTAAGTCAACAGCTAACGCCTGTGTTGACCTGTTCTACAAGATCGGTGCAAGCCGTGGTAAGAACATCACTGGCGACTTTACTGCCGCTTACGTAGAAAATTCTGATGTTGCACTACGCATCGCACAATGGGCACGTGATGTCCGTGGTGGTGCAGGTGAACGTCAACTGTTCCGCGACATTCTAGTACATCTAGAAAAGCGTGACCCAGACGCCGCTTTGGCTTTGCTTTGCAAGGTTCCAGAAGTGGGTCGTTGGGATGACATCTTTGTCTTCCAAAGCCCAGTTCTGAAGTCAGCCGCTTATACCATGTTGGGTGATGCCCTACGTGCTAGTAACGGACTGGCTGCAAAGTGGACTCCTCGTAAGGGTCAGATTGCCGCTGAAGTTCGTGCCTTCTTTGGCATGACTCCAAAGCAATACCGTAAGAGCCTTGTGGCACTTACAAAAGTTGTTGAAACCCAAATGTGTGCAGGGGATTGGGATAACATCAACTTCAGTCACGTTCCTTCTGTAGCATCACGTATCTACAAGAAGGCATTCAACCGTCACAGCCCAGCGTTTGCTGAGTATGTTGCCAAGTTGGTAAGTGGTGATAAGACTGTTAAGGTTAACGCCTCTGCAATCTTCCCACATGACGTGTTGAAGGGAGTGATCGGTAGCTACCGTGCAACTTTAGACAAGACAGAAACTGACCACATTGTGGCACAGTGGGACAGCTTGCCTAACTACGTTGGAGATGCCAGCATCATGCCAATCGTAGACGTTAGCGGTTCTATGTCCCAAGCCACAACTTGTTACTCTAAAGGGTAACATTGTTGACAAGGTTGCTCAAATGAGCAAGAGTGATTGGGACATGAGTACTAACCTACATGCGGCTATGAACAAGATTCTAGACGTAGCGGTTAAGAACTCAGTACCACAAAGTGACATGCCAGGCATGTTGCTGATCTTGTCAGACATGCAGTTTAACCAATGCGCCCGTTACGACGATAGCGCAATGCAAATGATCGAACGCAAGTTCGCAGATGCAGGTTACACTGTGCCACAGATTGTTTTCTGGAACCTAAACAGTTCAGACAACGTACCTGTAAAGGCAGACAAGAGTGGTGCCGCATTGGTAAGTGGATTCAGTCCATCAATCATGACTAGCTTGCTAGCCGCTGATTTGGACCAGTTCACTCCAGAAGGCATCATGCTTAAGACTGTAATGAGTGATCGTTACAAGTTGTAAACTGTTGTAGAAATACAACAAAGTTTGGGTAGCACCTTCGGGTGCTATTTTTTTAGGTTGACGAAACCAAAATTAGATAGTATAATATTTTTATACAGGAGCAAAAAATGCAAGTCTCAAGAATACAACAACATCAAATACAAGAATACAATCTTGAACAACGTCGTCTTCAAGAAAAGCGCGAGGAAGACTATCGTAAACTTGTAGAACGTAGAAATTTTGAACAAATTGTTGCAGAACGTATAGAAAGAAATATTCGTTTAGATTTGGACAAAGGTCGAAATATTGACATTGAATGTTAAGGAGCGATTATGCCATGGATTGAAAACGTAGCGGCAGATGATATCCCAAAAAGATTTCATCACGAAGCCGGAGAGAACTCAATGCTGATCAGCATTGTTGATCCAGCAAGCTGGCGTCCTGTTCCTGCTCACAAGTTCAAAGAGATTCATAACTTTGAATTTTTGGATGTAGAAGAAAAAGATGAAGTGCTAGAAGAAGCAATGAAGTGCAGTCAAGAACAGGCCAATGAACTTGTTCGATTACTGCAACACGCACTAGACAATCATATGAATGTTGTTGTTCATTGCTATGCAGGCATTTGCCGTTCGGGTGCGGTCTGTGAAGTTGGTGTAATGATGGGCTTCCGGGATACTGGTCGCTTTCGCAGTCCTAACCTGCTAGTCAAGCATCGCATGATGAAGGCCTTGGGTTGGACCTACGATGAAGATGAAAAGCCAAACGTTGATGATTGGCGAACTTTTACTAATAATTTTTAAGAAAGGAGGGCACTATGCCTAGTGTATTTTTAGTAAGCGACACGCACTTTGGTCACATGGGTGTATGCCGCTTTACACGTAACGATGGTGTTACCAAGTTACGTCCTTGGGATAGTCCAGAAGAAATGGACGAAGCTATGATCAAGGCTTGGAACGAACGTGTCAAGCCCACAGACAAAGTCTATCATTTAGGCGATGTTGTTATTAACCGCAGAGCATTACCCACGTTAGCCCGTTTAAACGGAGACAAGGTTTTGATCCGCGGTAACCACGACATCTTCCGTGACGACGAGTATAGGGCTTACTTCCGTGAGTTACGTGCCTACCATGTGATGAACGGGATGATCTTAAGCCATATTCCGTTACACAGTGACTCGATGGGTCGTTTTGGAGTTAACATTCATGGACATACTCACGCTAACCGCGTGAAGAAAGCACGTGGCGTTGACGCACGTACAGGAGAGATTTTGTACAGTGATGAAAACGATGTTCGTTACCATTGCGTTTGCGTGGAACAAACAGACTTTGCGCCCATCTTATTTGAAGACGTCATTGCCCGTATTGAAGCTGAAGGTGGTAGTGTAGGTTTTAAAAACGGCAATGGCCCAACAATGTAAGGAGATTGTATGTATCTATGTAGAGAAGAAGTTGTAAAAATTTTAGACACTATGGATAAATTTCCTGAAGCAACATCCTTTGAGTTGGTTCAGGATAACCATAGTGGTATTGGTAGTGTAACTAGTTTGATTGTACGTACTACAATTAACGGGCTAGACGGCGAATTTAAAACAGAAATTTCAGGTGTGGAGAATTGGTAATGCCTAAATGCTATCAGTTAATTGGAGTGCCTGCCAGCGGTAAAAGCACATGGGTTAAAAATCAAGATTGGGCATTAGGTCTAACTGTGGTTAGCACAGATAATTTTGTAGAGGCATACGCTAAAGCACAAGGTAAAACTTATTCTGAAGTGTTTGTTGACTATATGCCCACAGCGGTAGATCTAATGGTTGAAGTTGTAGTTCATGCTCGAAAGCACGGGCATGATATTATTTGGGACCAAACTAGCACCACTGTTAAAAGTCGTGCCAAGAAGTTCCGTATGTTGCCAGACTATGAGCACATTGCTGTGGTGTTTAAGACGCCTGAACACGAGGAACTCATGACTCGTTTGTTAAGCCGTCCTGGTAAAGAGATTCCTGATCATGTTATCGCTAGTATGATTGCCAGCTGGGAAGATCCCACAGAAGAAGAAGGATTTAAAGAAATTTGGTACACATAAGTTATGTATGCAGTTAATAGGGCCTCCGGGCCCTATTTTTTTGGTTGTATAAATACAATAGTAGAGATAAAGGTTTAAATGCCAAAAAAGAATAAATACTCATAACTAGGTAATACCAGGAGTTATTACATGCCATTGCAATTACGAAGGGGCACAAACGCCCAAAGATTAACAATAACACCGCTACAGGGTGAAATAATTTACACTACAGATACTAAAAATCTATATGTAGGGGACGGAACAACTGTAGGGGGAACTGTCATAGCCGGTGGCGGTGGTGGCGGAAGCTACACTGACGCAGACGCTCAAGCAGCGGCAGCAGCATTGTTTACCGATGCCACGCATACAGGAATAACATTTGTCTATGACAGCGTTTTAGAAACCCTTACTGCTACAGTTACCGGTGGCGTTGATGCTGAACAGGTTCGAGATATTGCATCTTTAATGATGACCAGCGGAGCACACGCTGGAATAACATTAACCTACAGAGATGTAGATGATGCACTAGATTTTGAACTGGATCTTGATTATTTAAGAGACGAAACTTATACATCTCTTATCAGCGGAACTCAAACTGGAATAACAGTTACTCAAGAACTCACTGGTGAAATTAATCTTGATGTTGACCTTGGAATACAAAATTTAAATGATGTAGATCTTACTGCTCCTACACCAGTAGCAGGTGATGTTCTAGCATACGATGGAACATTTTGGGGTCCAACTCAAAAAATAGCAGCAGTAGAAGATGACCTAGCTCCAATACTAGGAGGCGCACTAGATTTAAACAATTATAATATCACAGGCACTGGAGATATTGTTATAACAGGCACTGCTGAACTTGATGGAATTTATATTCCTCCAACTACACTAGGCGGTTTAAGCATCCACACTGAGGGATCGCTAGACGACAACTACGATCTCTTTACTATTTCCACATGGGGAGATAGTGACATTGGTGCTGGCATGGACTTCTCTAGAGCCAGAGGAACTTTTGCAAGTCCAACTACAATTCAAAATGGTGACGTTGTATGGACAACATCTTATAATGCTCTTGGTACAGTAAACTACGGTGCTGCCGCTTATACTACTGTTACTGTAGATGGCGCACCTGGCGCAGAAGCAATTCCTGGTAGATTTAACATTTACACAGGAACAAACAGACTTGACGAATTTACCGTTGCCTTAAGCGTTGGCGCCAGTGGTGAAGTTACCCTGACTAATAACACAGTTGAAGCAGGACTAGGTGCTGGAGAAGTTGACACTGGTAGTGGTGCATTAACATACCTCAAAGTAGTTTT